TTCATGGGCAGTGGCACCACTGGAGTGGCAGCCGTACAGATGGGACGCCAGTTCATCGGCATCGAGCGTGAGCCCAAGTATTTCGACATAGCCTGCAAGCGCATTGAGGAAGCCCAGCGCATGACGGACATGTTCGGCTTCAACGGGACAACGGCATCAGACCTCCCCAAGCAGGAGGCCATGTTTTGAAGCCCTGCAAGGTCTGCCAAACGCCATTCACCCCCACCCGCCCACTCCAGCGGGTCTGTGGCCCCACCTGTGCCCTGCAACACGCCCGCAACGTGGCAGAGAAGAAGCAGGCCAAGCAAGAGGCCCAGGAACGCAAGGAAACGCGCCAGAAGCTGCAAGCCCTCCAAACCAAGCCCCAACTGGTCAAGAAGGCTCAGATGGCCTTCAACGCCTTCATACGGGCAAGGGACGCAGGCAAACCCTGCATCTCCTGTGGTCGCGCCTTGAGCAGTGAGCCAAACAGCCACGACGCAGGCCATTACCGAAGCGTGGGGTCTGCACCTCATCTGAGGTTCGTGGAAACCAACTGCCACTCGCAATGCCGCCATTGCAATCACCACCTGTCAGGCAACCACGTGGCCTACCGCCAAGGGTTGATTGAGCGGGTGGGGCTGAAAGAGGTAGAGCGCCTGGAGCGTGACCAGACCACCCGGCGTTACACGAAAGAAGGGCTGATCGAGTTGGCCCGCCAATACCGAGAAATGACCCGCAACCTGAAAGGAGCATGAACGTGGAACTCAACGTGACCGGCATCGAAGCCCTGGTGTGCAGGGAAATTGCCAAGAGGCAGCAGCTCGGCATGAGCAAGTACGGCACGACCCTTTCAGACAACCCGGCAGAAATCATCGCCCGTTTGCAGCACTTCAAGGAAGAGATGCTCGACGGCGCTCTGTACGCCGAGTGGGTCATCCAAAAACTGAAGAGCATGGAGGACGACGGGAAATGACATTGAGGAAAGGCAAGCCGCTACCGTTGCACAAACCATCAACCATGCGGATTGTGCTTTCCGCAGTCGAAGAGGGCCACAAATACCGCAGGGAGGTCATCAAGGCCACCGGCCTGAAGGATGGGCAGGTCCGCTCCGCACTCCACAACCTCGTCTTCATCGGATTGCTTGAAAGGCATGTGGACGCAGAGGGTCGGTCCATCTACCTCCCGCCAGGAACATGGGTAGGGCAGACGGCACCCTGTCTGTGCGGGGTTCGGTCGATCTTCGATGTGAAGATCATCAGGACGGATCTGCCCCGCTTTACTACTTCCGACAATAAGAGCAACGAACACCCGTAAGGACTCGTTATGACGGTAAAAAAATCCACGAAGAACCTTTCTGGCGCAGCCGCGATGGGCGCAGGCCCAGGCAGACCCAAGGGCGTCCCCAACAAGAACACCGGGCTCATCCGCGAGATGATCGCCCAAGCCTTGAACGAGGCAGGCGGTGTGGATTACCTGCTGGACTGCGCCCACGATCCCAAGACCAAAGCAGCATTCCTCGGGCTGGTAGGCAAGGTGATGCCCGTTCAGGTGATAGGCGACGAACACAACCCGTTGCAACACCACTGGACGATCAGCTTCAAAGCCGCCGATGGAAATTGAACTGCCTCAGAAGCTGGACATTTTGTTCCAGCCTGCACGGTACAAGGTCATCAAGGGCGGGCGAGGGTCCGGCAAGTCGTGGGGGGTGGCCATTGCGCTGCTGATCCAGGGCACGACCAAGCCCCTGCGCTTCCTGTGTACCCGTGAGGTGCAGAAGTCCATCCAGCAGTCGGTTCACCAGTTGCTCAAAGACCAGATCAACCGCTTGGGCCTTCAGAGCTTCTATGAGGTTTTGCAGACGACTATCCGGGGCAAGAACGGGACAGAGTTCTTCTTTGCTGGCCTGTCCGACATGACGGTGGACAGCATCAAGTCGTTTGAAGGCGTGGATGTGGTGTGGTGCGAGGAAGCCCAGACCATCTCCGACCGTTCGTGGTCTGTGCTGATCCCGACCATTCGCAAGGAAGGCTCGGAAATCTGGGTGACGTACAACCCGGAGTTGGAATCTGATCCAACGCATGAGCGGTTTGTGTTGAATCAACCACCCGACTGTGTGGTGGTGGACATGAACTGGTCGGACAACCCGTGGTTCCCCAACACGCTGGAGATGGAACGCCAGCACGCCCAATCAACCCTCAAGCCCGAGGTGTACAACTGGATCTGGGAAGGTAAGTGCAAGCCTGCGGTAGAGGGGGCGATCTACTTTGACGAGGTGAGCAAGGCCGAGACAGAAGGGCGGATTCGTGATGTTCCTGCCGACCCTCTGCTGAAGACCCATGCGGTACTTGATTTGGGCTGGAATGACAAAACAGCCATCGTCTTGGTGCAGCGAGCAGGCTCGGAGCTGAGGATTGTGGGATACATCGAGGACTCGCACCGCACCCTGGCGGACTACGTGGCCCAACTCAAGGCCATGCCGCTGAATTGGGGTGTCTTCTACTTGCCACACGACGGGTTCGCCAAAGACTTCAAAACGGGCAAGAGCGCCCAAGAGATCATGGAAGCCTTGGGGTGTACCGTTGAAGCCATCCCCAACATGCACATCGAGGACGGCATACGGGCGGCAAGGCTGGTGTTCCCTCGGGCCTACTTCGACAAGACCAAGGCCGCTGGGCTGGTGGAGTGCCTCAAACGTTACAGGCGCAACATCAGCAACAAGACAGGGGAAGCGGGTTCGCCCCTGCACGACCAGTACAGCCACGGGGCCGATGCGTGGCGATACACCTGTTTGGTGGCCGACAGCATGAGCAACAGCAACGGGTCGATTGCACCCATCAAGTACCGCTCCAAGGGGTTTGTGGCATGAGCAGCATCCGTTTGTGGGTTGGCAATTTCGGTGACTATGTGATCCCTGAGAAATTCTGGGATGTTCCGCTTACAAAATCCGGATGGCCAGATAAGCGGTGCAAGTTGTATGGCGAGTTCATGGCGTGGGTTAAGGCTGTGGACGTACCGACCTAACTGCTTTACCGATCTGGACACTTGTGGTTGTCGAAGTGTCAGCACCACTGAGATAATAGAGCTTGAGGCCACCGGCTTCTACTTTCTGCCTTAAATGGCGACATGGTGCTGACATGGAAAGTAGAGACCAGTGGCCTTTTGCTTTCACCGACTCGGACACTGTGCGGAACGTCGGTGGCAGCGTCTTAAATCCCCGTTACACGAGCGAGCCAAAGCGGGGGCGGTGGGCTTAGTCTAGAGCCGGGTGGTAGGGCCGAAAGGTCTGCAAGTCTGGACAGTGCGATGCGACGGCGTGGCTCCGGAAAGCATCAGGCACAGGCGAAACTGTAAACCCTTACGGTATAGGCTGTGCTTTGCTCAAACGTTCACCAGAAAGCATCTATCACTAGGAAGCAGCATGAAGATCACAAGCGAGTGGCTCGACAGCGTGGCTGATGACAAGGGGTTGACTCGGGGGCAGACCAAGCTGCTGGGCATACACACCAGAGGCGCACCGTATGTCGGGCAAGAAATCCCAGACGCCGTGGCTCATGCAATAGAACAGTGTCGGGGTTATCGCGGGATGAGCGAGGAATCCAAGGCGCTGGTGAGGGAGGCCTAACGCTTTACCACCGTGGACACTCCCCAACAGGAGTATCCACCATGACACAGCAAGAGCTTCAAGACCTCATCCGACTGGTTTGCCAGGGACGCCGTGACGCAGCCGACAAGCTGGCCGAAGTGCTGTTCCCGCTGCTCAAGCAGGAGGAACCGGCTCCCAAAGTCACCAAGCGCAAGGTGGCCGAATGAAGATGCAGGACGACGACCTCCTGCGCGCCCTTCAGGACAAGGAAGAGGCTTCAGCCAAGTACGTCTGGGGTGAACTGGCCACGACCCGTGAGCAGTCGCGCCGGGAATACTACAAGCTGCCCTACGGCAACGAGCAGGAGGATTGGTCGCAGATCGTCGCCTCCGATGTGTCCGACACGGTGGAGTGGGTGCTGCCCTCCCTGCTGAAGATTTTCACCTCCACCGATAAGGCGGTGTCGTTTGAGCCTTCACGGGCCAACGACGTGAAGGGCGCAGAGCAGGCCACGGACGCCTGCAACTACGTCTTCTACAAGCAGAACAACGGCTTCCTGATCCTGTACACCGCCTTCAAAGACGCGCTCATCACGGGCAACGCTGCGGTGATGTGGCGCAAGGAGGCCAAAGAAAGCGTCATCTCCATCCCGTTCCAGGGCGCTACGGACGAGATGCTGGCCCTGATGCTTCAAGAGGACGGCGCTGAGATTCAGGAAGTCCGCACTGAGCAAGTGGTGGACCAGATGACCGGCCAGGTGATGAACATCCACACTGGTCGGCTGAAACGGATCGAGAAGCGCAACATCGTCAAGGTGGAGGCGTTCGACCCCAATGACCTGTTGGTGGATGCCGAGTGGACTTCCCCCCTGCTGCAAGACTGCCCCTACGTCTGCCGGGTGATGGAAGTCACGCTGTCCGACCTGAAGCTGATGGGCTTCGATGTGGACGAGGAAGACCTGGAAGCCTCGGACCGCAACCTGATGCAGCGCGAGGTGGAGGAAACCGCCTACGACGCCATGACGGAGGATCTGGACACCTCCCAGGCTGATGGCTACCTGCGCATCGAGTTCGTGCTGATGGACCGCGACGGCGACGGCATTGCGGAACGTCTGTGTGTGTACCGCCTGCAAGACAAGATCCTCAAGATCGAGGAAGTCTCGCACGTACCCATTGCCACGGCCTCTCCCATCCTGAACACCCACCAGTGGGCAGGCATGAGCATGGCCGAGGCGGTGTCTGATCTCCAGAAGCTGCACACCGAACTGCTGCGTCAGACGCTGAACAACCTCTACCTGACCAACAACCCGCGCACCAAGGTACTGACGGATTCCAACTGGTCCCCGTTGGCGAACATTGACGACCTGCTGGATTCCCGTCCGGGCGGCATCATCCGGGCACGCGATCCCAATGCCATCCAGTCCGATGTGATCCCGTTCGCGGCTGGTGCGTCCCTGCCGATGCTGGAGTACGTCCAGGGGATGCGCGAAAACCGCACCGGGGTGTCTCGCACCTCCATGGGCCTGAACCCGGACTCGCTGAACAACACCGCCACGGGTCGGCAGATCGACCAGAGCGCGGCACAACAGCGCATTGAACTGGTCGCCCGCATCTTCGCCGAGATCCTGGTCAAGCCCATCTTCCAAGGGATTCTGAAGACCCTGACGGATGGGGGCATCGAGAAACTGGCCTTCCGCCTGCGCGACGAGTTCGTGGAGTACGACCCCAACGAGTGGCGCGACCAGTACGACATGACCATCCATGTGGGTCTGGGCACTGGCGACAAGATGGCCCAGGCTGCGGCGCTCATGCAGATCATGACACTGCAAGAAAAGGGCATGGCGCTGGGCATGGTGCAGCCGAAACACCTGTACCACTCGTTCTCCAAGCTGATTGAGAACGCCGGTTTCAAGGATGTGCAGAGCTTCGCGGTGGACCCGACCACCCTGCCGCCTCAACCACAGCAGCCGCCGTTGCCGATCCAGATCGAGCAAATGAAGCTGCAAGCCGACCAGCAGAAGTTCCAGGCGCAGATGCAGGCCGATCAGCAGAAACGCCAGATCGAACTTCAGGCCAAGTTGGAAGAAACCCGCGCCACCTTGGAACTCCAAGCCGCCAACGACCAGCGGGACGCCGAGCGCGAGGCCATGAAGGCGCAGTACGACGCCCAACTGGAGCAGCAGCGCCTGGAGTTCGAGAAATGGAAGGCCGAGTTCGACGCGCAAACCAAGATTTACATCGAGGAAATGAAGGTGCGCGGCGTGCCTCCGTCCGATGTGATCCAGCAGAAAGACGACATGTTGCAAGTCCTCTCCGGGCTGCAAGCCGTCATCCAGCAAATGAACACCCCTAAGGTGATCGTCCGCGATGCCAGCGGTCGCGCCATCGGTGTGCAGCCCTATCAACCCACCCCGCAGGAGTAAAACCCCATGGCCAACGCCATCTATCCCAAGTACAAAGAAGCCATCCTTCAGGCCAGTGCCAACAGCTCGCTCACGGGCACCGTCAAGGTGGCCCTGTTGGCTCGGCAGATGCAGGACGACGAGGAAGTGGAGTTGCTGCTGCTGGCCTGACCGCTTTACCTCCGTGGACACTGTTTTGCATGACTGAGCAACAGACCGTTCAACGGGCGCAAGAAGCGTCCCTTGTGCTGGACAACCCGGCTTACCAAGAGGCCATGGGGCAACTCAAGGAAGCCGTGGTGCAGCAGTGGAAAGACTGCCCCGTGCGTGACCGAGAAGGGCAGTTGCTGTTGCTTCAGTTGGCCAAGCTGACCGACAAGTTCGAGGCCATCCTGAAAGGGATGATCGAAACCGGCAAGCTGGCTCAACACCGGATCGACCTGGACCGTGAGCGCAATGAGTCCCTTGCCAAGCGGTTCTTGAGGAAAGTGGCTTAACCTGGCAGCACCAGCCTTGAAGAACTGACCACTCAGGTGCCTTGTGGGTGGTTTCTTTTGAGAAAGCGATATGGACGGACACGCTGAAAACGCACCCGATTCCTTGAGCGACCTGGCTTCCTTCCTTTCGGACACTCCCGACGTGGAATCCGAGCAAGAGGAACTGGAGGCCGACACCGAAGAGTCCACCGAAGAGATCGACACGGACGATGAGGAAACGGACGGACAGGAAGAGTCTAAAGACGATGAGTCTGACGACGAAGATGCCGAAGATACGCCTGCACCCGACCGGAAACTGAAAGTCACCGTCAAAGGTGAGGACGGCACAGAGCAGGAAATCGAAGTCGATGAATCCGAGCTGGTGAAGGGCTACCAACGTCAAGCGGATTACACCCGCAAGACGCAGGAGCTGGCACAGCGGGAGCATCAGGCGGTCGAAATCCTGAAGGCAAAACATGACGAGTTCGCGCAAGAGTATCTGACGAAAGCGGAAGCCAGTCGGGCCGCGATCGTTCAGCTTGCAGGACTGCGCAGCCCGGAGGAGATGGCGCAATTGGCCCAGACCGATCCGGCTGCATGGGTCGCAGAGAACCAGCGTCAACAGTCGATTTACAGCGTCTTGAGCCAACTGGACCAGCAGATTGCCACTGAGCGACAGGCCATCGAGCAGCGCAATCAGCAGCAGATCCAACAGGCACGGGCTGAGATGTTCCAGCGTAGCTGGGCAGAGCTTCAGAAAGACGGAATCGACCGCGACCGGCTGGCCAAGGCGTACCAGGACGTTTCCAAGACCTATGGGTTCACCCAAGAAGAACTCGGGCAGGTGCTGGATCACCGTCAGGTGCGCGTGATGTTGGATGCCCTGGCTTACCGCCAACTGAAAGAGCAGAAACCTGCCGTTCAGAAGAAGGTGAGCGAGGCCCCGAAGCTGCCCAGCAAGAACAACCCGACACCGCAGAAACGCAAGGATGTGCAACTTGAGAAACGCTTCCAGGGTGGACGCGCCAAGTTGAACGACCTTGCAGCCTACCTACGTTGACCAATTGAAGGAGTATTGAAATGGCTGTGCCAACCAACCTGTATCAGAAAGCCTCCCTGCGCGGTGACCGCGAGGACTTGACCGACAAGATCTACAACACCAGCCCGACCGAAACCCCGGTTCTGTCGGCCATCGGTCGCGTCACTGCAACCAACGTGTACCACGAATGGCAGCGCGATTCCTTGGCTACCGCCAACAAGGATAACGCCCAGATCGACGGCGACGACGTGACCCTGGACGCGCAAACCGCGACCGAGCGTGTGGGCAACTACATGCAAATCTTTGCGAAGAAGCCCGGTGTCTCCCGCCGTGCCAACATCGTGAAGAAGGCTGGTCGTGGCTCTGAAATGGCCTACATCAAGGCCAAGGCCATGCTGGAACTGAAGCGCGACATTGAAGCCGCCATCGTGTCCAACAACCCCGCCGTGGCCCCGACCACTTCGGTGGCTGGCAAGATGGGTGGTCTGGGTGTGCAGAACTACGCCAACACCTCTCACGGTGGCGCGGGTGCAACCGCTGCCTGGACTTCGGGCGCTCCGACCGCTGCCCCGACCGCTGGCACGAACCGTGCCTTCACCGAAACCCTGCTGAAAGGCGTGGTGCAGTCGGCCTACATCGCCTCCGGTGAGGTGCCGCGCATGGTCATCATGTCGCCCAACCACAAGGGTGTGTTCTCGGGCTTTGCCGGTATCGCTGTGAACCGCTACCAAGTCTCCAAGAAGGAGCAGGGTCGCATCATCGGCGGCGCGGATGTTTACATGAGCGACTTCGGCGAGCTTGAGATCGTGCCTCACTACCTGATGGCTGGTGCCACCGACGTTCATCTGCTTAACACGAACTACCTCGAGACCGCGTACCTGGACGGCTTCCGCACGGAAGAGCTGGGCAAGTCCGGTGACTCCGAGCGTGTGCTGGTGACCGTGGACTGCGCTCTGGCCGTTCGCGCTCCGAAGGCTTGCGCCAAGATCAGCGATCTGAGCGGCGGTTAAACCTCATTCCTTGAGGGACTTAGAGGGGGCTTCGGCCCCCTTTTTTGTGCTTTACCGATGTAGACATTAGGTGTCAAGGAGCGTATCCATGACACCTGTTGAATCTTTCACACTTGACGAGGGCACAGACCAGTACGGTGTCCATACCCGCCTGATCTACCAGGGTGACGAGGTGGTGAAACACACCTCGCAGGATGTGGAGCCGATTCTGGAGTTTGCCAAGGCCAAGCGCAACGCCACGGCAGGCGAACGCTGGGGGGAAATGCGCCATGTGGCCACCATCCCCATGCACGTTTACGCCGAGCTGCTGACCATCCAAGACCAGAACGAGCGCAAGAAGAAGGTCAAGGAGTACATCCAGGCCAACCCGGCGTTTGCCACCTTTGACGCCTACCTGAAGCGATGAACTACACCACCCTTCAGGCAGAGATTGCCTCCTACCTGCACCGGGGCGACTTGGGCTCCAAAATCCCGACCTTCATTGGTTTGGCCGAAGCGTTCCTGTTTCGTGAGCTGAACGTAAAGGAACTCCAGACCTCCACCACCCTGACGACGACCGGGGAGTACGCCACCCTGCCGGTGGACTTTGGTTCGCTGTCGAAGGTGGAAGTCTCGATTGCCGGGAAAACCTACGCACTGGACTACCAGAGCGACCCGCAACGCTACACCGACCCGGACGCCTACCCGCACAAATTCGCCTTCGAGAACGGGCAGATCCGCGTGTTTGGGGCGGGTACGGGAACCACCCTGACGCTGTACTACGTGCCCAAGATCGAAGCCTTGAGCAACAGCAACCCGACCAATTGGGTGTTGAGCAATGCACAGGACTTGTACCTGTTTGCCTGCTGCCTGGAGGGGGCGAAGTACATCCGTGCGGGTGACTTGGTGCAGACCCTCACAGGGATGGTGAACGACAAGCTGGAGGCGGTGAAACGCTTTATCGAGCGCAAGGGCCAGCCGACGAACACAGGCTTGCAGATCAAGGTGCGCCGTGGATAAGCTCTTAGGCTTCACCCCGGACGCCGATCCGACCACGCCGGGGGTGATGACCGAGGTGGTCAACATGGTGCCCGACGAAAAGGGCATGAAGGGCGCACCATCCCCGGTGACGCCAGCCAACGTCCCGGTGCTGGCAGCGGAGTGCATCGGTGCGGCAGTGACGACCAAGCTGGACGACACCCGCCGCATCTTTGCCGGGACCACGACCAAGTTGTACGAACTGGTGCTGGGCGCATGGGTGGACCGTTCGGCCACGACCTATGCAGGCGGGGCAGAAACCCGCTGGTGTTACACGCAGTTCGGGGACTCCACCCTGGCGGCGAACCTCGCAGACACGATCCAACGTTCACCGGGTTCTGGGGCGTTTGCGGCCATCTCGGGCGCACCCAAGGCTCGGATTATCTTCTCGGTGCAGGGCTTTGTGATGGCGCTGCACACCAACGATTCCGGCTTTGGTGACAACCCGGACCGCTGGTGGTGCTGTGCTGCGTTCAACGACACCGACTGGACGCCTTCGATCACGACCCAAGCCACGACAGGCCGCTTGGTGAGTACCCAAGGCCGGTTCACGGCGGGCGGGAAGTTGGGCGATTACGCCGTGGCCTACAAGGAACGTGCAATCTATCTGGGGCAGTACGTCGGCCCGCCGGTGGTGTGGGACTGGCAGGAGATCCCAGGCGGTGAGGCTGGGTGTGTCGGTCAAGAGGCGTGGTGCGACATTGGTGGTGCCCACTTCATCGTGGGGATAGACAACTTCTGGATCTTCGACGGTTCGCGCCCCAACAAGATCGGCAACGGGGTGGTGCGGGACTGGTTCTACGCCCAATCGAGTCCGCAACACCGTTACCGGACCCGCTGCGCGTATGACAAGCAGAACAATCTGGTCTGGGTGTTCTACCCCTCCCTGAGTTCGACTCAGCCCGACAAAGCCTTGGTCTACCACACCGTCACCCAGCAGTGGGGCGCGGTGGATTTGGCGTCTGAGGCGGTGGTGAACTACGTGGGCGAGGGTTTGGCGATTGACGACCTGCCTTCTATTGCGCCCACGATGGACGGGCTGACCGATTACTCGTTCGACTCGCAATTCTGGCTGGTGGGGGGAAGGTCGTTGGCGATCTTCAACAACTCGCACCAGTTGCAGACCGTGACCGGGGACTCGGTGACTTCCGGCTACACCTCGGGGGACTACGGCGACGACGACGCTTATTCCCTGCTGACCAAGGTGCGGGTGCGGTTTGCTCCGGGCGAGAAGCCGACGAGCGCCACAATGACCAGCCGCATCAAGGACGATGCCGGGGATGTACTGACCCATGCCACGGTGTCCACATGGACCGACGGGAAGTTCGACGTACTGGACTCGGCCCGTTGGCACCGGGTGACGTTCTCCTTCACCGGACGGGTGACGGCGGTGGGGCATGAGCTGACCCTGATCCCCGAGGGCACGCAATGAGGATCAGCAAAACCCCCCGGCAGAACGTGGACGCCGAAACCGCGCAATGGATGCGCGAGGTGGCGAACCAGATCAACGGGCTCTCTGAAGGCAGGGCGGTTGCGCTTTACCAATCCGCATCATCTGCACCAACGACAGGCACCTATGCACAGGGTGACTTTGTAGCCAACAACACGCCCACCGAGCTGGGCACTGCTGGGTCAAAGTATGTCATCGACGGCTGGAAATGCGTGATCGGTGGCACACCCGGCACATGGGTGGAATGTCGGTACTTAACAGGTGCCTGATGACCCTTACCCCCATTCCCGCCTCCCACATCGACCTTGCCTGGAAGGAAGGCGCTTCCTGCCTTGCAGAAGCCTGCGACACCTCGGGCGGGGAGATCACGGGGGACCAACTCAAGATGATCCTCTCCCGTGGGGAGCGCACCCTGATCCGCATGGACGCCGAGGACGGTGTACGGGGCTGGGGGGTGGTGAGGGTGGATCAACTTCCCAACCTGCGAGTGTTGTTCGTCACCGACTTGGTGGCGCATCACGGCAGGTTTCAGGACTTTTTCGGGGCGATCAAGGAGATGGCCCGCACGCTGGGGTGTTCCAGGGTCCGCTGTGCGGCAGGGAAAGCCCAGGAGCGTTTGTACCGGATGACTTGCGGGTTCCAGCCCGTGTACTCGATTTTGGAGGTGGAAGCATGACCAGTCGGCGTGAACTTTATGCAATGGGTGAGCCGTTTGGCGACAGCGCCACCCAAGAGAAACCCTTTGGCCGGATCTACGGCGGTGGGGGCGGGGGAGGGGGCACATCCACCACAACGCCACAAATCGCGCCCGAGCTTCGTCCGCTTGCCAACCTGTACACCCAGCAGGCGCAGCAACTGGCCTCGACCCCGTGGCAGGCGTATTCGGGACAACGGTTTGCCGACCTGAACCCGACACAGAACCTTGGGATTGGGATGATCCAAGACCGGGCGCTGAATGGTTCGCAGACCATGAACAACGCCGAGGCCAACCTGAACCAGTTCATTCAGGGGGGAAACACGAATCCGTACCTCGACCAGATGGTGCAGAAGGCGCAGGATTCGGTGAAGTCCAACTTCAATACCGCTGCGGTGAACTCGGGTTCTTTCGGCAACTCTGGGCTCCAGCAGCAGTACGCAGCCGGGTTGACCGATGTGGCCACCCAGATGTACGGCAACGCCTACAACACCGACCAAGCGAACCGGATGCAGGCCATTGGCATGGCTCCGACCTTCGGGAACGCGGCGTACCAGGATGCCGGTCAACTGCTGAACGCCGGGAACCTGCAACAGCAACAGGTACAGAACAACCTGGACTTCGGCTACCAGCAGTACCAGGACGCGCAAAACAACCCCTACAAAAAACTCCAGACGATTGGCGGTGTGGTGGGTCACTCACAGCGGCAGACCTTGACGCCTACTTCAAGCAGAACAACCCTTTCCAGTCCATCCCCGTTCAAGGCGTGGACCCGGCGCAGTTCATCAATCCTCGCTACACCCGCGCGCCTGCTACTGACAACTCGCTGAGTCCATTGGCGCAGTTCCAGGCGTTCAAGCAGTCGGGCCAGATGCCTGCCCAGCAAAGTTCTTTCGTGCCCTGGCAGCAACCGGCCACACCGATGATGCAGGCGGCTCCGGTGGCCACATCGACCAAAGGGGTGAAGTGATGTTTCCCATGCTGATGCCTCTTTTGATTGGCGCGGGTCTGGGTGCTGTGGCGAACAAGAAAGACCCGCTCAAAGGCGCTTTGCTGGGTGCTGGCTTGGGTGCAGCAGGGGGCACATTGGCTCCCGGCCTGTTGGCGGGTGGCTCTGGCTCTGCAACTGCCACGGCGGGGTTGTTGGCCCCCAATGCGTCGGCAGCGGCTGGCTCTCAGGCGGCCATGCTGGCAGCCCAGAACGAGGGTTTTGGGGCGATCGGTCAGCAGATGCTGGCTCAGTCTGCTGGAACCACGGCACCGGCTTCGGTGAACTTCATGGCCGGGTTGCAGAAGGCAGGCGAAACCGCCACTCAGTTTGGCGAGAAAGCCAAGCCATTCATGCAGGCGGCTCAGTCGGCCCAGCAGGTGCAGGGTCTGTTGGCCGAGCCGGAAATGGATCCCCCTCCTGCCATGCCGATGCAGTCTCAACCGCTCGACCTGTCCTCCGTACTGACGACGAACCAGCAAGAGATGGCCCGGACGTTTGAAGAGGACATGAAACGCCGTCAATCAATGGGCGAATATGCCCGCTATGCAATGGGAGCGCGATGATGCAAGGTTTGCTCGACTTCATCAAGACACCGGAAGGCCAAGGGCTGCTCTCGGGTGT